TCTGACTTGCATTAGTACTTCTGTTGCCTCCACTTGCATCTGGGTATATGTAAATCTTATTCATAGGGTATCTGGCTTTGATCTCTTGGGCAATGCTATCTGTATCGTGACTACCACTAATCTCATCAAATATTAACAATTTTTGATTTTGTACAATACCGATCACTGCGTTCATGTTGCCTATGTTGAAGTCCATGCCAACTCTTAATGGCTCTAGTCCTATCTCTGGTCTATCTTTTGTTAAATTAGCTTCTCTAGAAAAACGATCATAGACAAGTCCTGTCTGTAAATTTACAAATTCTCCATTGAGATAAGCAGCCAACATTGATGGATCATAATTTTGCTGCATACGCTCTATGAAATCAGATGGTAAAAACTTGTTGTCATAAGTGGACATTTTGATTAACTCTCTATCTTTTCTCTCTTTTGCTTCATCAGTACCAAAGGTGTTATATAGCCACCTAAATCCCTCTGGTGTACTAGCTGCACAAAACTGGCGAACATTACCAGCCCTTAACCTACCAAGTATCTTTGGAAATGCTTTATCACAAATAGCTGGAGAAACTGTGTCGATTTCATCTACAAGTACATGGCTGAGGTTCAGACCAATAATTCTGGTGTAATTTTCAAATGACCTACAAAGCAACTTCGAGTCTCCCTCTTGGAAATGCAAAGTATAGTCTGGAAGCGGTGAAGCTCTGAATGTGTAAGGTATTTCATAGTGTTCAAGGAACTGTTCAAAATCTGTTTGCCATATGTCTCTGATTAAAACATTTGTTGGTTCAAGGATTGCACCAATAAATCCTATGTTCTGGGCTGCAAGCTTGACAGCTACACTGCATAAGGCTCTTGTCTTACCAGCACCATATCCAGCAGACAATCCAACTATCTCAGTCTGATTATCAAAGAACTGTTGCTGTGCCTCATGCAAATCACCCCTAATCTTATCTAGTAGCTCTCCAGTATCAATATCAGTGTAGTGACTGCCTATGTGATCTAATACAGAACCTTCTCTATTCAGTATGCTCAAGACATCACCTGACCGACCTTTGCCATTGAGTTTATACAGCCCAAAGCCACTGTTAATTGGCCTGATTTCCTAGCCTCTTTTGCTAATGATGCGTACTGAGCTAGAACTTCAGCCGTAAATTGTCTGCGGTCAATATCAAAGTCTTGCTTCAAAATCGCTGTAGCCTCTTGAATATATCTATCTATCGACCTTTGAGTAACACCCCACTCAGTTGTTGCAAACTGACTTATTTCTGATCGAACAGTGCCAACAGACAAAAGCTTGGCCACTTTGTTCACTCTGAACTCATGCTCATTCTTGCTAGTTCTGCCGTTAGACACTATGAAGTTATGGTTTTTATTATTCTAAATGTAGCGTCAATTGCTAGTTTTTGTCGATTTAATTATATATTTACTTCTTTCTGATTCTTGCCAACATCTATGGTCACAAAGCATTTTTGCAAGTGCTTTTAAGGCAGACAAATCATAACTTGCTAAGTAGATATGATTTCTACCTTCTTCAAAAGGCTCACAATTAATTAAAACTTCATCTTCTGGAAAGTCTTGATAGCCCCAAAAATTACCCATAGCTAAATGAATTGGAGTATTAACAAAGGCAGTTTTGATTGTTTGAGAACCAATTTCACTTAATTCAAGTTCATAAGGTATTGGGACACCATCTAAGCCATCAAAAACCATAAGATATTTTTTCCATTCCTCTTCATACCAGATTTGATGGTTTGGATATTGTGGTTTTTGAGGTAATTTAGTCATGGTTTTTGTTTCTTCCAGTTACGAATAAGTAAAAGTAAATCTTCAATCCGCTTTCTTGCTGCCAAGATGCGGTCATTGTTAAAGCTATCAAAATCTTTGTTTTTCATTTATTTTTTATAATTTTATTGTAGTTTTTTAATTTTTTTGCATATTCTTTGGCAAGTTTAGATCCAGAAAATTCTTTTTCTTTACCACGAGAGCAACAATTTGCTTGTGGATTAAAAATATCATCAAGAGCCTGAACTAAATCTCCTATCAAATCTTGATTTTCATTTCCATAAATACTGTCACCAAATCTATTTTTATGGTTAAGTTGAAAAATCCAGTCCAACATTTCTGCTGTACTGTTAATTCTTTCAAGGTCAACTTCGTAAGCCCAACCACCTTTTTTATTTTGCAACTCCAGTACAAGATTAGAAGATCTAAATATCCAATAACCCCATTGTTTTCTGACAGGCCATAGATATTCATATAATTCTTTGCCATTGCAGCCATTAGGGTATTTTAAATAAAACTTGTGTGCCTCCTCATTTTTTGCACATATAGCAGATTTGTAAGTTTTCATAATGATTTGATAGTAAAGTTTGCAAGTTGATCTTTAACTTTTTGTATTTCTGGAGAACAGTTGATAAGGTTTTTATCACCATTTTTGTTGTTTTGATGAATTACTTTGTTCATAACTTTAGTAGTTTTAGTCCAGCCTTCTTTTCTCATATTATGTATTTCTCTTACAACATCAATATCAATATCAACACCAACAAAATTTCTTATAACTCCTTCATCAGTTCTGTAGCCTTTGCAAATTAATTGGCCATCAGAATCATATTTTCCATTAGCCGCTGCACAGTAACAGATCAGAGCTAAATCCTGTCCACTAAAGCGTTTTCCTGAGTCGTCCATATCATAATCAGGCAAGTGTTGGTTTATAAGTCCATCAGAATTGTGGATTATTCCAGAATCATTACAGGCATAACACTCATAATGTGGTGCTTTGAAAGTAATCTCCCGATCAATCGGTGATCGTTTATAATTTTTCATCAATTTATCCTCCTTTTAATTTTTGATAATATTTATTATTTTCATCTTTCCAATATTTTTTTAAAAGATTTTCAATGTCAAATTTCTTTTTCATGGTGTTAAAAAGGGGTGGTTTTGGGTTTTTTAAATGTAGGTGCTTTTTTATCAAGTGTCAATAAATATTGTTCAAATTGACCATTTTTTATCCACCTGTGAGCATCACTAAACAATGGAGTGAACTTATCTTGCTTAAGTGTCTTTGTTCTAGCCCTTATATCGGCCTCAAGGCAGTCTTTTAGTTTCTCCCTTGTCTTTGTATCTAATTTCATAAATTCATTGTATGCAAGCTTTTTTGACAGGGATATTGTTCTCATGTTTTTTGGTATTTCCAAATAGGTTTTCCAAAAGGGTTCAAAGCTTTTATTTTTATAGATATTTGTTTTAGATACTATTGTTTTAGTTAGGGTCGTTCTCAACGACTGGGGGGGTAGCTGTGGCGTACTAGGGGGGTAGTTCTCAGCTACGGGGGTAGTATGTATCAACGACCCCGCATGAATACTGGTATCTGGTACAGGAAGTGTCTTACATTGATGCCAAATTGTGACTCTATAGCAGTTGGTTCTCTGGCCGTATTCATCAATCCTGTATTGCTTTTGCAGTAAACCTAGTTCTACAAGTTCAGCAACAGTCTTGATAACTTTGTCTCTGGACATCTTTGCATCTTGGGCAATCTTGGGGTAGCTGGGCCAGATGTTTGGATAGTAGCTCTGCAGTACCCATAGCACTGATAATTGATATGGTGTTACTTTTCCCTTTAAAGCTGTCGGCAAAGCAATAAATGGGGTATTCTCTGGAATAAAACTCATTTTTATGGAATATATAATTCACGTTAAAGGCATGGAATCTGCTCCACAGGGAAGCAAAAAACATGTTGGCAATGGAATAATGGTTGAAACAAGTAAACGTTTAAAAGCATGGCGAAATCAGGTGAATTTGAGGGCAAAGTTAATAGTGGACGATATAATAAATGAACCAGTTGCGATAGAGGTGGTGTTCTGGTTTAAACGTCCGAAGCTTCACTATCTCCCCTGTGGCATATTACGTCAAGCAGCCCCTGTGTATATCACCAATAAAAACAAAGGTGATCTGGATAAACATTGTAGAGCCTTACTGGATTCTCTCACAACATCCGCATTTGCTGACGATAGCCAAGTTGTAAGTTTACACGCTGTCAAAAAGTATTGCGAAACAAAATCAGAAACTGGTGCTGATATAAAAATCAGAACAATCAAAAACTAAAAAGGATCGGCCCTGAACTCACTGCCTACACGTTGGTGTAGAGGTTTACAGGTAAGCGATCCTAGAATCAATATATCAGATTATGAAAAGAATTTCATGGGTGGCCTGTCCTAAGTGCCAAGAATACACAGATCAAAAAGTAAGAAGATCAGACCGCAACTCAAAACACATTATTGTCAGACGTAGAGAGTGCTATAAGTGCAGCCATATTTGGCATACAATCCAATATCCAGAAATGATTGTTGAAGATATAAAAGCTAAATATATTTTGTGTGAGTAGTCGGGTGATGGATAAGCACTTCGCTTGCTCCCCTGCTTTTCCTAAGTCTCAGTAGGTGTTGTATGGCTTTCAGACCCAGCTTTGCAATAGGTCATCAGGCTACCCGACTCATAATTCATTCAATGCGTGTTCGAGGGAATAAACAACTCTGGAAATGATGCCAGCGTCAAGATGTTCTCTTGCAACACCAGATCCCTTAGTTGATGGGTTCTTTTTCAAAAACTGCCTCAGCTTGTGGGCATCTTCAGCTTTGATGTTGAGAAAAATGTTCATGTAGTTTTTCAAATACACGAAGTTGTAATCTCTTACATTTAGATATTAACCTCTAATTCAGTGGATCATCAAATTCTGGGATATTAGCTGTGTAGATAATATCGTCACAATTTTTGATTTGTAGCTGTATTAATGCAATTTTTTCTATTGCTGCATAGACCTCTGGCTTAGTTCTAGGCTTACAAAGATAGTCAACATACTTTTCTGACTCTTGCTCCAGAAAAGCCTTTTTGAACTGATATTCAAGTTTGTCTTGTGTCATTTTAATTTTGCTTTCCACTCTGGAGTCGCAAAAACTTTTGTGCAATGGTCACGAATTTTACTTTTAATTTTATAAGCTTCTTCAATTTTTTCTTCGTATTCAAAAGTAAATTGAAAATTCCTTACATATTGTTCAGAATCTTCATTTTGTTCATTCATTTCTTCTTTTGTTTTATTAATAGAATCATTTACTTGGTCAATATATTGGTCAAGCAAATCTTCTAGAAAAATACATTCTTTGATTTTAAAACTTAAATCCATTATTGCACCTCCATGATCTCTGCCATCATTGCGGCTAGTTCAATCTCCTTTGGCAAATTATCTTTAAGCCATTCATGAAAAGCCATCTTTATAACTTGGCCCTTTGATGTGCCATGCAGTTTTGCTAAGTGACAAAGAGCAAAATGATCTTGCTTTGAATAAGGAGTAAACTTAAAGCTGTATTGCCCCAAGTTTGTTTCTTCTGGTTTGATTGACATTACTCAGCCTCCATTGGTTCAAGTAAACTGTCTAGCCCATAAATTTTCTTATGACTTTCAACAATAGGCTTGACTATGAAAACTGCTGTCCAGATATATTCTTCACCATAGTCTTTTAGAATGTCATGCAATTTGTACCTGATGTTGAATTGTGAATTATTATCCTTTGATAATTTTTTATAAGCAGTTAGAAAATGATATTTGTCTTGAGTCTCTAAACGATTCCAGACTTCATAATCTTTGATGATGGCATTAAGACTTAAAAATAATACGTCTTTTTCGTCATAATTGAAATTCATTTGTTTTAGGGGTGATAGGTGAATAAAGACCCCACCAGTTGAGGTGGGGCTGAAAGGTTTATGCGAAGCAATAACGGCCTTTGCCTTCTTTGATGTTTTTTCTAGCTACTGCATTAATAAAATTTTCTGACAAGTAAAACAAGTCTAGGCCTTCATAAACTGGATCTCTGTGTTCAATGTATAAAACACCTTTTTTTTCTAAGCTGCCAATAATTCCAGCAATTTGATGCTTGTCAAAATCAGTAGTTTTTAAAGCCTCTCTTAAAGTAAAGCATAAGAAGTAGCTGTCTCCATCACAGTTAGAGTAACCAGTCTCCTCATAGAAATAATCAAAGTTAATACCAGCACATTGAGCTAGTGTTGCTTCCTTGTCAGTTAGGTCGTAAGTTTCGATTTGCATTTGAATCCTTTGCGAAGTTTGAATAATCAGCCGATCTCTCGACCTCATGCACTTAATATATATGATTGTTTTCCACATTGCAACTCATACAACTTATATATATGTGTAATTGTTAGGAAACTGTAATAAGTTGCAAAGGTTATTGACGTATAACAAAGTATGGACTAATATAAAGTATGGCTAGAGATAGCCGTTCTTTCGCAAAGGTTTTTCCCAAATGCAAATTTCAGAAACAGGTTCACACTTAGAACCAAAGCACATACACCGCATACATAATGCTCTCTGGTATGAGTTCAGAACAGTCTCACAAACAAGGGACGGAGTACAAAGAACTCTTGAGTTCAACAAAAAGCATGGAGACAATGCAGCCACTAAACCACTTGAGAAATGTATTTCAGACCTTGATCTTGAGGTTTATGAGCTTGAGTATCTTCTTAATTACACAGAACACATCATTGAAAAGATGGATAAAGAAACAACAAAAGAGGTCACAAAATGACCTCTACTCCTAAAACACAAGCTGACAAAGATCAACACAAGAGAGCCAGATTCAAGGCTCTCAAAATGCCAAGAGTCAATGCTTTAGTGCAAAAGCACAAACAGCTTGTTAACTTAGCAAACCGCAGTAACTACAAATTTACTGAGGGTGAGGCAGAACTAATAGTACAGCTTTACAAAAAATTACTTGAAGATGCAGAGGAAAAATGGCTAAACCATGATTCTTTCAATCTTGTAAAACTAGAAACTTTTGATCAAACGGAGCTTGACTAATGCTCAATCAACTTTTCCTATTTCTCAGTGCAGGGTCTATCATGACCCTCGCACTTACCTCAACACTAGATGACATGACAAAGCATGACTGTCTAGTAAATCAAATCCCTATGGCCTGTGCCACCCATTATTCAAAATGAATTTTACCCACGAAGAATTAAAAGAGATACATCTTGCTCTTACAGAGGGCAGATGGCTCAATCAAAGCATCAATGAAACAGTAACCAAAAAGGTTGAATCTTACATAATGCTTACCAAACCAAATGCCAATAAAGCTGATATTGAAGCGTCTTACACCTACGCTTGCAAAGTTAGGGACGGCTGGGCTATGGCTCAAGTTGACTTTTTAAATAATCCATTAAAGAAAAGAGAAGCTGAAAAGTATTATGACGAATGGTGGAAAAGAGCCAATGACCTTGAAAAAGAGTTAACAGCAATGGAGCAACAGAAATGATTGATCTTAATTTTGAACCACCAACAAATCAACAAGAAGCTTTATATCAAGGCTTTTGTTTATTCTTCACAGCACCATCTAAAAAGCATCAACAAGACGTTCTAAACTTAATCACTCTTATTTTGGCTGACCCAGAAGTTTCTCAGGAAATGGTGCAATCATGTTTTGAAAGAGCCTTTGGATTCCTAAATTTAGAAATGCAAATGCAATTAGACGAAAAAAATACCCCCAAAGACCACCCCTGACCTTTGGGAGTATTCAACTTTCACCTAAGCGTCAACACCAAGACGCAATCTTATCATAACAATGAACACAGACAAACAACTGAAAACTTTGGAAATGGCAATACTGCATGGTAGCCATTTTGAAAGAAAACTTGCTGATGCCGCTATATCAGCAGATCCTATAAACAGGGCAAAGATTTTTCGATTCTTTCCTGATCTGGTTGAAAAGTATGGCCCTCAAAGTGCCATCTACAAATCAACTTTTGCATTTCAACGTCAGCTAAAGGTGGTCAAATGACTGAGTTCCTCCAAGGCCATGATGTTCCTGAGTCTGTTTACAGAGCCAGTCCTGAGTGGGCTGCCAGTGATCTCAAATATGGCATTGATAATGGGCTGGAAGCTTTGGAAAAACGCAAGTTTGGCAAAGACAATCCACCCAGAATCGCCACCCCTGCCATGAAAGTAGGGTCAATGGTTCATTGCTTTTGTTTAGAACCAAAACTCTTTCCTGAGAGATATGCACTTCTGGACGATAAGCGATCTAAAGAGGGTAAGAAGTTAGCTTTGCAACTTGCAGAGAGTGGCAGAGAAACTTTTACCACAGCAGAAATGACAACTTTTATGGGCATTTACAATGCTCTGAGCAGAAATGATTTTGCAAAAAAGTATGTCATAGATGACACCACTGGAAAGGCAGAACAGTCTTTCTGGTGGACTCACAGGGAAACAGGCTTGCCATGTAAAGCTCGCTGTGACTATGTGGTTGATGACATGGTGATCGACCTCAAAACAACTGGTGAGGGTGGTGCTAACCCTGACAAATTTACTAGATCAATAGTTAATTTTCATTATCACCTCCAAGCCGCCCACTACTTGCAAGCAACTGGAGCTAAACGCTTCATATTCATTGCAGTAGAAAAAGTGTTTCCCTACTCAGTGGGAATTTATCAACTTTCACAAAACTTTATTGAAAAAGGTTATGAACTCCAAGAGCAGACTCTTCAAGAAATACTTGAAGCAACTACAAACAAATTCTGGAGAGGCTACACAAACGCCTGTCCAAATGGAATCCAAACACTCACACCACCCAAATGGATTTAATGTCACATTTGAAAAAGACACCAAACCAAAGTTTGAGGTCATGGATATTACTCCAGACATGGCAAAGAAAATTCTTGCTCACAGAAACAAGAACAATAGGCCTATTAGATACACACACCTTGAAAAGCTATCAGACGCTATTGAAAAAGATGAGTGGAAAGTAACTAATCAAGGCATTGCATTTGACCATGATGGCAACTTGATTGATGGTCAACACAGACTGGCCGCCATATTACAGACACGCAAGACTGTGAAAATGATGGTTGCTACTAATATGGACAAAGGTATCTTTGATGTTGTTGATACTGGTTCTAAGCGATCTACTGGTGATGCTTTAGATATTCTTGGCAGTGAACATGGACGGATTGTTTCTGCCGCCTTAAAAATTTATATTTGTTATCAGAAATTTCCAGAAAAAGCTTGGAGTGGTGCGGCAATACAACAGCCCTCTACCAGTGATGTCATAGCTATCTATAAAGATAGACAAGATGAGATCGAGGCTTTGCTTTCAGTAATTAAGAAAAAGCATAGAAACTTTAAATGTTTTTCTATGAGTCTTGGACTTGTTCTTTCTATTTTGCTTTTAGATGCTGGCTGGTCAGATATGCAAATCTGGGAGTTCTGGGACTGTGTGACGCTTGGGGCAAATCTTCCTCCAGACAGTGTTGTGCTTTCTTTTAGAAATCAACTATCAGACCCACACTTCAGAAAAAGGCATTACGGAACACAAAGATATATGCTCAATGCTTTTATCAAGTGTTTTAACTCCTATATCACAAATGAATCTATAAACAAATTTGTTGCCCCAAGACATGACACCAAAATGTACAAGATTCAGAAACCAGCAAAAAAACAATCATCAATTTTAGAGGTAATTAAGAAATGACTATTTCAACAATGGAAAGACCTATTCTGGATAATATTATTCAGCCGTCAGACGTTTATGAGAAAGCTGGCCGCAAATACTGTAAATGGGCCAGAATCGCATTTTATTTGAATAAACATGCAAAAGGCTGGAATTTCCAACTTAAACTCCCTCCAGATTCGCCTACAAGCCCTTTGAATTTTAATGCGGTATGGAAAGCACCTGACGGAACAGGCTATTTGATGTGTTATTTTACAGACCCCAAAGGTGGTGAAACTGGTTTGTTTCCATATTCCATAATGGACAGCCGCAACAATCCTATCAAATGTGAAAGGATTACTGCAAACGATATTCGAGATTCACACCGCAGAGCTTTGGCCGCTTGTGCCGCTTTTACCTTTTCTCTGGGTTATGAGCTTTGGGCCTTCAATGAAGTTGCAAGTGCAAACGAAACAGAAAGACCACACAAGTCCAGACAGGCCGCACCACCTCAAAACGTCTTTATTGCTGCAAAAGCCGCTATTGAAAAAGAGACAGATTTTGAGAGATTGATTTCACATGAATCAAATTTACAGGTGCGTTATACTCAAGGAAAGATAACTGAAGATGAATTTAAAGTCCTCAGTAAAATACTTGACACCAAAAAAGCTGAATTACTTTCATGACTGTCACCGAAACTCAATTCCTAACTACAGAGCAGTTAGCAGAAAGGTATGGGCTTAGTCCCAATACCATCAAAAGCTGGAGAGCCAGAGACTATGGCCCTGAGTACTATGAATTGCCCTTTTCGCTACCACTTGCGAGGGGCAACACCCGCATCAGATACCAGCTTCACAAAGTCCTCGCATGGGAAGAGGCAAACGCAATCACCCCTTTAAAACCTTTTTAACAATGACAAACACCCCTGCCTTCCTTGCAAAAGTAAGATTTACTCGCAACAACAGCAACAAAGAAAACGCCCCAGATCAAAACATAGTTATTGATTTCACCTGTGAAGAGGGTCTTAAAGCTGCAAACTGGATTTTGCAAGCTGTCGATAATGCCAAAATGGATGGAACAAAGATTCGTGTCTATAAAAGCCAAAAAGAATATGATGAGGTTGCTGGATTTTCGCTTTGGGGCGGTATGTGGGGCAACTCTGGCAGAATACAGCCTATGCCTCATAAAGATGCCTCTGAGAGGACTGTAGATGTACGAGCAAACCAACCTGAGTTACCAGATGATCTTCCTTTCTAACTATGAAATTAATTTCTTTTCCTGTTAATCCTTATGTGGGTCAAATCTTTTACGAGCCAGAAACAGAAAAACTTTTTGAGTTCTGTGAGGTTACAAAAACAGATGAGATAACTGGTTTGGTTTCTGAATCAGCAATGTGGTTTGATATTACAGAAAAGGATTTAGTTCCTTGACCTAGAGGCATGATGACTCCCTCCAATCCGAGTCAAAAGCTGCTCTTTTACAATTTTGAGGTCGATTGCCCTGATAGCCTGACGCAACAACTTTGTAAAAAGATATGAGTTCCCTTCGAGGATTTACTGGTGGGTAAATGGGGGTTTTATCTTCGCCTCCACACTAGAGTCAGTAAATAAGCGATAAAAGTCTGTAAGACCTCTACTTTTTTCCAAATATAACAAACTTGAAGCGGCTCCAAAAAGTCGCTTTTTTCTTGTTTAATTGTTTTTCTAGCTTGAATATATATGTAGCTTGCTGAGATATAACTTCAAGAGAAGAACTTATAAAATGTGCTTGCTTTGCATTTGTTTGTAATAACTTTATTGAATAAGGCTTTAGCAATTCAATATCATCTAGTTTTTCAATAAACTGTATAGACTTTTGCACTTCAAACTCACCCTCAAGGCTGTAAGTAGATGTAAGAGCCTTGATAATATCCATTATTTAACTGGAAATAATTTTTCTTCAATCATCTTTACTATTGCGTCATCAATTTCATTATCTGATTTGGACACTAAATCTTTCAAGATGGAAAGGACACCTTTGCGTAGACTTTCACTCTTGCCGAACCTGATAAATAGATTGATTAAAAACTTTGACATTGTTTTTTTTTGTGTTACTTTCCAAACATACCAATAATTGCTAGATTTGGCACATAGCTGTTTGTTAAGCAGTGGTCAATGCTTAGAGATACCCACAAGCAGCTTTTTTTATATGGAAGATCAAGAACCAA